GTAGGCTTCTTGATTGTTACGACGATTTACTGACATGGAGTCTCGAGTTTCAACATCTTGACTCCATCCAAAGTTCTGATTGAACCAGCGCCTGCAACGATCAAAGTCCAACACGCCAGTACCAAAACTCTCAACCTTTGAGAACTCGATTATATAATCAAACCGGCGCTTGTTGAATCGCCCGTCCATTTTTGTAACTTTGTATTTCATAGTAGAGAAAGAAAAGGGGCCATGTGTACACAGCCCGTGTATTTAACCACACGGCCCCTTAAACTTAGGCGGATGCCTGCAAGATATACTTGCCAAAGCGTTGATGGAACTCGTCAAAGTTCTTGAGCTTGGTTGGGAGGAAGGGCAAGTCGTATGTGGTCAACGCGATACGAGCACCCATCACAGTCAACTCAGTCTCAAAGTTCTTCATCATGTAGCCCAGGAAGTTGTCAGCCATCTCATGGAACTTCTTGTCTTCCACTTTGGTCTCAACAGCCGCCTTGAGCTCGTAGCACATGGAGATCACCAGGCTGTACATGGCTGACACTTCTTTGACCTGCAAGTCCTTGACTTTGCCGCTCAAGATGTCTGCGGGGTTGGGCATCCGGCTTGCAACCTTTTTATGTGCCATAAACTTCACGGCAAGACCTTCACCTACAGTACCTGCAATCAGGTTCATTGTGGTGTCGTCATCGCTATTGTCGTCCAACAACTGGCTCACAAAGGTCCATGAACGCGGAGTAGCAAAGGCACGGCTGGCGCTCTTGGCGTCAAAGTCGTACAAGTCCTGCTTGGCAAAACTCAAGTAACCGACCACGTCCTTGTGGATGCGGTTGTTAACTGCCCACTCTTGCCAGGAAGCAAAGTCCACCTTCATCTCTTGGTGGATGAAACGGTTTGCCAACGGAGTCGGCATGCGATAGGTAACACCTTTGTCGCTTTCACGGTTACCTGCGGCAACCATTACAACATTGTCAGGCAGTTTATACTTGCCAATGCGTCGATTCAAAATTAGTTGATAAGCGGCACTCTGAACAGAAGGTGCGGCACTATTAAGTTCGTCCAAGAACAACACCACAATGGGATATTGTGCGGCAGTTTCTTCATCAGGCAGTTCCACAGGAGGAGCCCAATCCATCTTGCCAATGTCCTTGTTGTAGAACGGGATACCACGAATGTCTGTGGGCTCCATCTGACCCAGGCGCAGGTCAATCATCAAGCCGCCAAGGTCGTTGGCAATGCCTTCAACCAGCTCACTCTTGCCAATGCCGGGAGGACCCCACAGGAACAAAGGACGCTTGACTTGGAATGCTTTGAGCAAAGATTTTTTTGCTTGAAGCGCGGTAACGGTGCGGGAATCTGACATGGGCTGTGCCTTTCAAGTTAATAAGTCTATAGTATAGCAGAAGTTAATTTAGCGGTCAACTGTTAATTGTAGCAAAAGGGCTAAGAACTTCTTCAGGTTCTTCAACTGCCTCGGGCTTTTCGTAAACCCAACTAACCGGGATCTCCAGTTCTCGGGCCACGTCCATGGGAGACCGGCCCTTTTCTAGCAGGTCCTGAATGTCTACGTCGAGGTCGCTCATGCGGCTCATGCTGTCTCCTTGCTCATGTATTCAAACAAAATCCACTTGGCCTGATTCAGCATCTGGCGCTGGGTTTCCATGATGTTGGCCAGTCTGTCGCTGTCATAAGGACCGTAACTGACCATTTCTTGGCAATCGCTGAGGATGCCGGCGGCAACCATTGCGGCTCCGGAAAATTTGAAAGTGATGCTGTCTTCAACGCTGTCGCGGAGTTCAGCTTCAGTGCAACCATACATGCGAATTTCGCGTTGTCGTTGTTGATCTTTTGCGAATGCTTTGCTCAAGTCCATTTGTGGCTCCTTTTGTGTGTCTATGTGAATATTATAGCAAATTGGGATTTATTGGTCAACCAAACGCTTTGTATAACCCTACAAAGCCTATGGCTAATGAAATCACATTTACTGTGAACTGTGGCAGGTTTCGTACACGGATGGTCCATGAAAGGAATGCCACGGTGCCAATAAATGCCGCGATGATGTTGTAGGGATAAGCCGCAGGACCCACGGCGTTGAGGCCGTGCATGGCAATGATAGCCACTGCTCCGGTCCACTGTAGTATTTCGTTGATTTCTAATTTCATGTTATTATTATAGCCGATCTTGAATATTTGGTCAACCAAAAAAAAGCCCCGCAAAAGTGCAGGGCTTTTGTAACACTGAAGTATTACCTTTTACATAGTGGGTCCGTTGCCGGATTTAAACCCAACTGTGCCACCTTCTGCTTCAATGTTTTTAATAACATCTTCAAACAAGATGGGTGCAAAGTCAGTCTGCTCCACGCATACACAATGGTACCGGGGATCAATCTCAGTAGAGTACAACACAGTTCCGGTCTTGGCATCAACACCACGGGCTTTCTTCACACGACTGGCATGCAAGTGTCCGTGAATGTTTACACCAAAGCGACCCAATGAAGCCTCATGCACAGGGATATGACTCAAGATCATGCCGTTCATCACATGATAGGCCCGCAACTCACGAAAGTACTCGCGGTATTCGTCATCACGGAAGATGTCGTGGTTGCCACGGATTAACACTTTGTCACCGTTTAACCTGGCCAATGTTTTCAAGGCCTTGCGGTTGATAACAACGTCACCCAAGTGGTATACCTTGTCGCTGGGACGAACGGTGTCGTTCCAACGGCGAATCATTTCTTCATCCATCTCGTCAGGATCGTCCCAGGGACGCAATTTCACTTCAGGATCATCTGGATGCGTGAAGCGACAGACGCCGGCATGTCCAAAGTGCGTGTCGCTAACCAAAAATACTGCTGGCATCTTGTGCTCCTTTCTTAAAAATCTAAGTTCATTCTGCGCCAGGCTTCGTCGTCTGGCTTTTCGTTTTCATCGTATGTCCAACCCAGTTGTTTCATCAACCGGTGCTTGACACGTAGATTGGGGATACGAGTCTTTTCGGTGTCTTTAAATCCCATCATAATACCAACTTCTGCCACTGCACCTGAACGGCACAGGCCAGCCATGCAATGCACAACCACGTTCATGCGCTTCTTCAATGCATGTTGCAACAGACGCACAATTTCTTGGGCTTGCTCATCCGAGATCTTTGCTTCGTCGGGAAAGCCGTCTTTGTCTTCGGCATCCAAGAATTCAAAGCGGTGAGTTTCTTTAAAATCATGTGCAGGCTCTGGCCACCAACTGGATGCAGGATCCATGATTTGAATCAGCATCGAGTTGGGACCAGCATTGTGATGATACCGCATGGGTATATCTGCGGCGGCCACGTTCTCAATCCAGGGCATGTTGTTCTCCGTTCAATACATTATTATAGCACAAAGGGCAATTTTGGTCAAGTAGTACTAAGGTATTACTTCTTGCCAGGTGTGATCGCCCATGTACTTGACCTGCATAATGTACTGGTAATCTTCTGGTACGCCGGTGTTCCAGTCGTTGGGCCCAGTGAGTACCAACAGGTTTTTGTTGTGACGCTTGTGCCATACCAACCAATAGCAGTGACCCATCACAATCTGAAAATTGTATTCTGCAGCATATACTGCATCAGTAACATCAAGTCTACGTTGAATATCCTGTGCTTGTTTTTCTAATACTTTAACCAGTTCCATAATACGATCATACTCTTGCTGGGCATACATCCTAGCATGGTTGATCATCAAGTCTTTTTGTTTCTCAACAGGAACTAGATCAAACGTGGGCCCCAGGGTGCTAGTGGCGTAGGGCGTTATGTTGCGATTAAAAAAATGTACCAGGGTATTGCCAGTAGTGATGTCAAAACTGTCTCGGCCTTTGGCAGAATTTGGCTGATCAGAATCGGCCATGGTCTTGGTCACGATGACGTCGACGCGGTTCAAGATCTAGTGGCTTGGTAAGATATTCTCGACCAACAAGTCCAAGTTCAATCTCTTTGAGAGCTGTGACCACTGCACTGTGTTTGGGGCCAGACACTCGAGGTATATCACCTCGCCCTAGTTCTCTAGCACGACGAGCACCAATCAGCACTAGGTCATATCGATTTCCCACTGCTTCTACCGCGGCCTCATTGCTGAGCCCCAGGGTTGCTTCATATGCAAGTGCATCTTGTCTAGTTTGTACGTTATTCATCATCTTCCTTTGTTGTTAAACCATTTGAATGTGTGTCGCGAATTACTTCCACGTTTTGGAACAATCGCTTTTCTTGTGCTGTTGTTTGCTTGATTAAACGTGCCGTGCGACTTGGCAATTTTTACTTGCCTGGCAATTGCTACATCTGTTTTGTGGCGTCGTTTTGAGTTTATAAATTTGGCTAGATCGTTGCTCATACAGTTATTTAAGTAGGACGAAACTTAGTATAACAGGTTTCGCCCTCTAGGTCAACTGTTTAGAACTTTTGCAACCGAGTTCATTACCGAAGCAATACGTCCGATATCACGAAGTTGTTCTACAGAATAACCTTGTTCCATCTTCAGCGTTTCATAGTGTGCTTTCACACAGAAATGACACTTGCCCACAATGCTTGCGGCCAAACTAAATGCTTCAAAGTTCGACTTGGTAGTTCCACCGTGAGTTGCAATAGCGTTCATACGTAGGCCCGCCGGCAATCCTGTTAGTGCAGGATCATCAGCCATTTCAACGTAGGGATACCAAACGTTGTTCTGTGCCATGATACTTGCGGCTGTCATTGCCGAGTCTGCGTGAACAGGAGCATCAGCTAGTAATACAGCCAGTACCTTACCGTTGCCAGTTGCGGCGAGTGCGGCTACAGCACAACCTATGGCCACGTCTGCATCCAAGGTACTACGCAAAAGAACAGCATCAAGATTTAACTTGGTGTCTTTTGCGTAGTCTGGTAACGCAGTTTTAATTGCGTCAATAAATGCCATTATAATGTCTCTCCGCCCACTGTACGGTTACATGCACACAGTTCGCCAGTTTGTAGAGCGTCTAACACACGCAATGTTTCTTCTGGGCTACGACCAACGTTCAAGTTGTTGACAGTAACGTGTTGAATAACGTTGTCTGGATCAACAATGAATGTTGCGCGAAGTGCGGCACCTGCTGGTGCATAGAATACACCCAATTGGCCAATAAGACTTAGATCTTCCATGGCTTGGTCATTCCAACGTTGTGTGTCTGCAAATTGGTGGTGTGTGATCTTCTGTAGATCACTGTGAGCTTTTTGCCAAGCCACTTTGCAGAACTCGTTGTCTGTACTTCCGGTAAGCAATACTGCGTCACGGTCAGCAAAGTCACCGGCCAACTTGTCGTAGGCCACAATCTCAGTTGGGCATACAAATGTAAAATCTTTTGGGTAATACACAATTACTTTCCACTTGCCCTCGAAGCTCTTGTCAGTAATGGTATAGAAAGCGTCTTGTGGTTGTCCGGGCTTGACGCCAGTGACAGCAAATGGGGTTAACTTATCGCCTACAGTTTTCATATTTTCTCCTTTGTTAATGAAACTCAGTGTTTGTACTGATCCACTATTATATAGTATAGGAGATGTCTAAGTCAAGGCATTTTGCTATTGATTTTTTTAATGAGGATAATAGTATGTGTCTTTACGCTCGTTGGCCAGGAGCCAAGGATAGATTGGTGTAGTAAACTTTAGGCTTTGGTAACCCACTTGGCCCATGTACTCAGACGGCACCGCAGGTTCACCGTCGAGTTTGCAAATGCCTGAATCTTCCATGGTCAGTCGCATGCATAAACCTTCAATACGAATACTGTGTATATGTAACCTAGCACCGGTTGGACGGCCGCGAACTTCAATGCAGATTTCGTGTTCGGCAGTTTCTGTGTGGTCAGGGATCAGGTGCTCAAACCTAGTGGTAGTGGTTGATAATTGTTGAATCATCTGAGTTTGCCCATCAATCAAAACAACCACTACCATGGCGGCATCGTCGGCTGTGCCCGAAAACTCTATTTCTATCAAGGCTGTTTTTTGATATGGTATTTTACCATCAAGGATTGTTGAATAGATACCCAAGGCTGTCTCCGTATTGTTCTCTAAACTCAATCTCACTGAAGAATGGCAAATTAGGGGTACGTATGGCAGTGCCATCATCAAGATACGCAATCCATTGTTGTGCTAGAAGTTCTGTCTTCTTTTGAGTATACCAAGTAAATTGTCTACTGTTTGATTTCCTTGCTAAGGTGTAATGATCATGATTATGATCAAAATCATAAATGTATTTTTTCAAAAACTGTTTGTACGAGGCATAGTTGTCACTGGTTATAATTTTGTCAGTGTTGTGCCACATATAATCTTCAAATGCTTGGCAATCAAAAAACGCACTGGTGCTGGCAGTAGATGTAAATGTGCTGTCGTTGGGGGCAAATATTTGATTTTTTGCAGAGGCATAGAACCACCAACGTGCTTCCAGTACAGTTTCAATAGGACGTTGAGCTAATGCAAAATATTCAGTACAAAATTCTTCTAGTGTTGGATCAGTCACCAGACTGCGCCAGGACTTGTTCAAGCCTTTGTAGCCTACTACATCAAAAAACGACTCATCTAAACTGGCAGTAAATTCATCGCCACCATGACCGTTGATCATGATACCATCAAACACCGTGTCTAGATAAACATCACCACTGATGTCCAGCATTTCTAGTGTGGGATAGTTTTTGGTTATAAATTCAAAAAAATCTCTATTTTCATAAACACTGTAAGGTGAATATAACACACGCAGTTGATCTAGATGTGTAGTATGTTTTAAGAAACCTGATACCAAGCAGGTTGAGTCAATGCCACCACTCCAACACAGATTTAGTTTCTCTCTGGTGTTGATGTAATTGTTGACTCTTTGTGCAATAACGTGATCAAGGTCCGTAGTCTTTGCTGGTAATTGCCATGGACGCTGTACAGCAAATGCAAATGGACCAGTGATTGTTTGTGTACGATCAATGGGGTTGCCGTGCGGATTGATTGAAAACACATTGTTGAGATCGATTAACTGGTTGTAACGATCAAACCCTTGTACTTTTGCTAGACTTCCTACCAGTTGATATGGCCGATCTTGCCAATCAAGTATACGGTAAAAATACATTGTGTTGATTGTGCGTAACAACGGTCTCATGCGCTACGATTGATAATTGCATCTATATAGTGATCTATGTTAAACATATTAAGATCACTGACGTCATCAGTTTTAAAATTTTGTATCTTAGAAATCAATTGGTTCTCATACAAATTTAAATGTTTCAACATCCTAATTCGACGTTGTACTATTATGGGATCTGTTGCATTCGCAGTTAATTCATCAAGCAATTGTGTTTGAGCTTGATTGGTTTTTGCTAGTATCTTTTTTATTATTTTTATTTTATAGAATTTTATATTGCTAGTCATTAAGCATTGACTGTCACACTAACCAGCCGTCCTGGCCAAGGTGCCGTGTTACTGGTTGTGGGGTGTTCTGCTTGTAATGCTGTTGCAAATTCTTCAGCAGCTTCATTGCTTGCCCATTCACGAACAATAGTTCTTGTTGAAGTTTCAGCATCTATCGTATCGCTGGTTTTGTTGCTGTCGGATACTCCGTTAGTTGCAAAAACAGAAATAGTATGAAGTAAACTATCCTGCGCCGGCGAATGATAGGTCTCATCTCCAGGTATAAATTTAAAAACGGCTGTGGTTGTGGGCATATTGATCTCCTTAAAGGTATTATAGATATTTATGCTTGGCCGGCCCTGAGAGGATCGAACTCCCATCTCTGGGTTCGAAGCCCAGAATTCTATCCATTGAACTAAAGGCCGAAAGTGGTGCTCCAGGCTGGTAACGATCCAGCGTCTATACATTACCAATGTATTGTACTGCCTTTGTACTACAAGAGCTCATAGAAAAACCCTATCGTGCATGGATGATCAGTCCGCA